GACTGCTGTAACCACCGTCGGTTCCGCGGCTTCGCCGTTCCCGGCTGGCACGCTTGGCGTGTTTGTTGGTTGCCAGTACACCGACCCGTCGTTGGGCTATCAGTTGCAGCGTCAAAGCTGGCCGACTGGTACCGTTGCTTCGGATGCTGTCGGCTTCGTCATCGACAACCCGGACATGCTGTTCCAAGTTCAGTGCGCTGGTTCGCTAGCTCAGTCTGCCCTTGGTGAGAATGTCCCGTTGAACGCTGTACAGAGCACCAGCACCGGTTCTACGACCACTGGCAACTCCAACACCGCCGTTAGCGCTACCTCCGCCGTTACCTCTGGTATCTGCTTCCGTATCGTTGACTTTGTTTCTAGCCCCACCTCTACTGTTGGCGACGCATTTACTGACGTGATTGTTAAATTCAATCCGGCGGCACATTCGTACACCAACAGCACTGGCATCTAAGGAGTAAATCATGGCTATTTCACGTGCCCAACTAATGAAGGAACTCCTGCCGGGGCTTAACGCTCTGTTCGGTATGGAGTACAAACGCTACGCAGAAGAGCATAAGGACATCTTCGACACTGAGTCGTCTGACCGTTCTTTCGAGGAAGAGACCAAGCTGTCTGGCTTCGGTGCTGCTCCGGTTAAAACTGAAGGCGCTGCTATCGCTTACGATAACGCGCAAGAAGCTTTCACCGCACGCTACACCCACGAGACGATTGCTATGGGCTTCTCGATCACCGAGGAAGCAGTGGAAGACAATCTATATGACAGTCTCTCCGCTCGCTACACCAAAGCTCTGGCTCGCGCTATGGCTTACACCAAGCAGGTTAAAGCTGCTGCGATCTTGAACAACGGCTTCACTGCTGGCGTCACCTACGGTGATGGCCAAACGTTGTTCTCTACCGCTCACCCGCTGGTGTCTGGTGGTGTTAACTCGAACCGTCCGGCTGTACAGGCTGATTTGAACGAGACTTCCTTGGAAGCCGCTGTCATTCAGATCGCTGCATGGACCGACGAGCGTGGTCTTCTGATCGCTGCGAAGCCTAAGAAGCTGATCCTGCCGCCGGCATTGATGTTTGTTGCTACCCGCCTACTCAAAACTGAGAAGCGCGTTGGTACCGCTGATAACGACATTAACGCTATCGAATCAAACGGCACCATCCCTGACGGCTTCGGCATCAACCACTGGTTGACCGATACCAATGCTTGGTTCCTCACCACAGACATCCCGAACGGCCTGAAGCACTTCACCCGTTCTGCGTTGGCTACTGGCATGGACGGCGATTTCGAGACGGGGAACACTCGCTATAAAGCGCGTGAGCGGTACTCGTTCGGCGTGTCGGACGCGCTCGGAATTTTTGGCAGTTCCGGCGCGTAAGTAAGTAAGTAAATCTAGCTAAGTGCTTGATTTAGACCCCGCTTCGGCGGGGTTTTTTATTTGTGGAAAAAAGGTTGACACCTGAAAATACAGGTGCTATAAAGAACCCATCCGGGACTTATCCAAGCCCATGCAGACTGACCCGGCAGACGATGCACAGACTGACGGGCTACTTGTGCAAAAGGACTCAATATGTCTAAGACTACCTTCTCTGGCCCGGTCGCGGCTACCAACGGCTTCATTCTCCCTACAACCGTCACTGCGTCGCTCCCCACCGCTTCTGTTGCTAACACCGGCTTGCTGTACGTCGTTACGGACAACGGCGTGGGCAACAACGAAACTGCTGTAGTGCTGTGCAACGGCACGGGCTGGACGCTGACCACTGGCGCAGCTCTTACCTAATAGGGGGTTGTTATGCAGACTGATGTCAAAAGCGCGGTAGCTACGGCTACCGGCGTTATGTACGCAGGCCGTACGCGGCTCAAGGGTGTGACTCTGACGACTACTGGCGTTGCTGGTAGCATGGTGTTCCGAGATGGCGCTGGCGGCACTGTGATGCTCACAGTGAATACCCCGGCAGTAAGCAGCTTGGATGACATGTTCATCCCGGGCGAGGGCATCCTGTTCTCTGTTGGCATCCACGTTACAATCAGTAATGTGGCTTCTGTTTCTATTTTCTACGGTTGAGGTGAGCTATGTTAAATAAATTCGTTGCGCGTATGGATGGTAAGCCCTTGGGCTACGGTGGGTCCGCAGCTGCCGCTGGAGCCGATAAGAAGAAGCGCGGCAAGGGCCCCGCTGTGAAAGAGGGTGGTAAAGTCGGATGCTATAAGGCTGGCGGTTCCGTCTGTCGTGGCGGCGGCGCTGCTACACGCGGCGTTAAATTTCGCGGGGTGAAATAATGGCCAGACAGTTAAAAGATGGGGTTACGCAGGATATGTGGCCAGCAGGGGGGGCCCCTAACGGAGAAATGACAGAGCGCGAACGGGGTTTGCAGAAAATACGTATGGAGGCCGCTGCCGCCGCCGCGAGGGACAAGGCCCAGCGCGATACGCAAGGGCCGATCCGCAATACCATCGGCAAATACGCGACAAAGTATTTAGCTGACCCTATCTTCGACTCACTCTCCAGTGGCAACCGCCTTCGTCGGGAAGAAGACGCTGTTATTTACGATGAGCGTGCAAAGGCCCTAGGCTACAAAAAGGGCGGAGCCGTTCGTGGCTCTGGCTGCTGTACCAAGGTCAAGAAATGTAAGATGTACTGATGGCTACTACCGGGACTACTGCCTTTAACATGGACCTCAATGAACTCATTGAGGAGGCGTTTGAACGCGCCGGGGGTGAGGTACGTTCCGGGTATGATTTCCGCACTGCGCGGAGGTCGTTGAACATCCTGCTGGCTGAATGGTCTAATCGCGGCATCAATATGTGGACTATCGACAGTGGCACTATCCCGCTAATCTCTGGTACCGCTACATATAACTTACCTGCGGATACTGTGGACCTCATCGAGCATGTCGTTCGTACGGGCTCTGGTACTACACAGGCTGATTTAACGGCTTCGCGTATCTCGGTGTCTACCTATGCCACAATCCCCAACAAGACTGCTACTGGGCGACCTTTGCAGATTTATATTGATAGGGCTGTTGCTACCCCTACTGTTACTGTTTGGCCTGTTCCTGACGCTTCTAGTACGTACACTCTGGTTTATTGGCGTATGCGTCGTATGGACGATGCGGGCAATGGCACGAACACTCAAGAAGTACCTTTCCGCTTCCTCCCGTGCTTAGTCGCCGGGCTCGCGTTTTACATCGCCTTGAAGTTACCCGAAGGACAAGCTAAGGCTATGATGCTGAAACAGGAATACGAAGAGGCATGGATGCTAGCATCTACAGAAGACCGTGAGAAGGCTACATCGCGGTTCGTACCTAGAATAGCGCGGGTGTAATTGTGGCCACTGTGTTTGCCTCGGGTAAAAAAGCTCCGGGCCTGTGCGACGTGTGCGGTCAGCGGTACCGGCTTTCGCAGTTGAAAGCATTGGTAGTTAAGCAACGAGTGACCAACATCCTCGCGTGCCCCTCTTGCTGGGACAAAGACCATCCGCAGCTGATGCTCGGAACTGTGCCGGTTAATGACCCGCAAGCCCTGCGCAACCCACGCGTCGACATTGGCCTGGTTGAGAGCCGCGACATACAGTGGGGCTGGCGGCCCGTCGGCGGCGGTAGTAGTGGTAGCGGTACCCCCAATGCCTTGGTAGCCTCTAGCGGCCTCGGCACCGTAACTGTGAGCACCCCATGAACTACACCCAGCTAACTACGGCCATCCAAGACTACATCGAAGCGGCGGACACGACGTTCGTCGACAACATCCCGAACTTCGTCAAAGCTACGGAGCAGAAGGTGTACAACTTGGTGCAGCTACCGGCGTTGCGTAAAAACGTGACGGGCACTACTACAGCGGGCAATAAATACTTGGGCCAGCCATCTGATTGGTTGGCGACGTACTCGATCTCGGTCATCACCCCTGCGACTGGCGAACAGACGTACCTGCTCAATAAGAACGTGGACTATATCCGGGAGGCGTTTCCGTACCCCGCCACTACAGGGCGGCCAACGCATTACGCCATATTTAACAACACCACCTTTATTCTCGGCCCTACCCCGGATGCTGCTTACAGCACTGAGCTGCACTATTTCTACTACCCGCAGAGTATTGTTACCGCTGGAACGTCGTGGTTAGGCGATAATTTCGACACTGTACTATTATACGGATCGCTTGTAGAGGCTAATATGTTTATCAAAGGCGAGGCGGATACCACGGCGGCGTACCAGAAGCAGTTCGACGAGGCACTAGATAAGCTTAAAGGTTTAGCCGAGGGCAAAGATACACAAGATTCCTACCGGAGCGGGCAAGTCCGGCGGAAGGTAGTTTAAGCGTTTTAACGGTAACCGCCCACCGTAAGGGCATTATTTTAGGAGCTCATTATGGCTATTACCCAAGCACTGGCAACATCATTCAAGGTGCAAATGCTTAACGGCATCCACGCGTTCGGCACTTCCGTCATCCGTGCGGCTACTACAGCGGACACGTACAAAATCGCGTTGTATACCTCCGCGGCTACGCTGGATGCTACGACCACCGTGTACACTACGACTAACGAAGTAGTAGGCACCAACTACGTTGCTGGCGGTAATACGCTAGTTAACGTAGCCCCTACGTCTTCTGGTACCACTGCGTTTCTTGATTTTACCGATACTACGTGGGCTACCGCGACCATCACCGCCCATGGCGCGCTGATCTACAATGCGACTCAAGGTAACAAGGCCGTAGCGATTCTAGACTTCGGCGGCGATAAGACATCCACCGCAGGGGCGTTTACTATTATTTTCCCAGCAGCGGACGCTTCTAACGCCATCATCCGTATTGCGTAAGTATTGATTACAGTAGTGTAAGGGATCGGGTATGGCATTAGTGCTCAAAGATAGAGTAAGAGAGTTATCGGCGGTAACAGGTACGGGTACAGCTACTGTGACTGGGGCCTACGAGGGCTACCGGTCGTTCTCTTCCTGCGTGCCAACAGGCTCTACGGTGTACTACTGTATCCATAACACCACCGCTGGGTTTGAGAACGAGTGGGAGGTTGGGCTGGGGACGTACACAGTGTCGGGTAACACGCTGACACGGAGCGATGTATATTCCTCCTCGAACGCAGGGGCTTTAGTCGCGTTTAGCGCTGGCGCCAAAGAAGTGTTTATTACGCAGCCCGCGGATCAAGCGGTGTACCAAGAAACAAACGGTAACGTGCTTATCGGAACCACGACGGACACCGGTGAGAAACTGCAGGTTACTGGATCAGCTAAGGTAACTGGCGCGGCGGCGTTCAATAGCACTGTGGCGCTCGCCGCGGACCCCACGACAGCGCTGCAGGCTGCGACTAAACAGTACGTTGACGCAGCCGTATCTGCGGGCATCCATATCCACAACCCTGTCCGGTTGGAGCAAGAAGCGAACCTTACCGCGACCTACAATAACGGCACTGCGGGTGTTGGCGCGACACTCACAAACTCGGGGGCCCAGGCCGCGCTGGTTGTAGACGGCGTTGCTGTTGTAGCGGCGGATCGCATTCTAGTGCTGGCTCAAACGACAGCGACGCAAAACGGCGTCTATGTCGTCACCACCGTCGGTTCCGGGGCTACTAACTGGGTACTTACGCGCTCCTCTGACACAAATACATACGCTGCGGACACTACTACCGCGTTAGATGACGGCTCGTATTTCTACGTCTCTGAGGGGATGACCGGAGCGGGGGAGTCCTACGTCTGTACCACAACAGGTACTATCACATTCGGAACTACGGCGATCGCGTTCACGCAGTTTAGCGGAAACCCTGTTTTCGTCGGTGGGACCAACATAAACATATCTGGCCAGACTATCTCCGTAACCGGGGCTATTGGCGCTACTAACGGCGGTACAGGGCAGAGCGCGTATACGCTAGGGGACACGCTGTACTCCTCCGCGGCTAATACACTGAGCAAGCTGGCGGGTAACACCACTACGACTAAAAAGTATGCCTCCCAGACAGGTGACGGTGTCAACTCCGCTGCGCCTATCTGGGCACAAGTTGCGGCGGCGGATATATCCGGGCTAGCGGCTTCAGCTACCACGAACACGGTTGACGCTGGGAATATCAGTGCGGGTACGCTGCCCGCAGCGCGGCTCACGGGCGGTTACACCGGGATTACAGGGCTTGGGACTGTCACTACAGGTACGTGGTCTGCGGGTACTATCGCCGCTAACAAAGGGGGCACGGGCATAACGGGCTATACCGTCGGGGATGTAATCTACGCTAACACCGCGTCTACTTTAGCCTCGCTATCGGATGTTGCTACGGGTAACTCGCTCCTATCGGGGGGCCTGTCAACTGCCCCGGCGTGGGGTAAGATCGGCCTCACTACCCATATCACGGGTACTTTGAGTGCGTCCAATGGCGGCACGGGCGTTACCTCGGCTACAGGGTCGGGTAGTGTTGTGCTGTCGATCTCCCCTACACTGGTTACCCCCGTCCTTGGTACACCCGCTTCTGGCACGCTGACCAACTGCACGTTCCCCACACTCAATCAGAACACTACTGGTTCTTCTGCATCTTGTTCTGGTAATGCTGCTACTGCAACCACTGCAACCAATCAATCCGGTGGAACGGTATCTGCAACAACTGGCACATTTAGCAGCCAAATAACTTCCACAGTAGCAACAGGAACAGCACCACTTACTGTTGCTTCTACTACCCAAGTATCAAACCTTAATGTTTCTTATCTGCAAGGATATCAAGTAGCAAGTTCTGCAACTGCTAATGCTATTGTATTGAGAGACGGAGCCGGTGACGATTATCGTAGATATGGATTTGGTACTTATTTTAATTCTCCTGATGATGTAAGTAACGGAACAGTTACTTATTTGATGGGTAAGTTTGGTGATAATTATTATCGTTCTGCTACTGCCGCAAAGGTTGCTACTTTTATTAGTGGACAAACGATGAATATTAGTGGGTCTTCCACTTCTTGTTCTGGTAATGCCGCTACTGCAACTAATGTAGCCTACTCCGGTTTGACCGGCACAGTACCTACATGGAACCAGAACACTACTGGGTCTTCCACTTCTTGTTCTGGTAATGCTGCAACTGCTACATCTTCGCCCCTACTAAGTGCTCTTGGTGTCTATGCTTGGTCTGCATCCACATTACCAACAAGTTTTGGACTTGGTATAACAAATTCTTTTGTACAAGGAAGTGACGGTTGGCAGAGTTATGGTTCTGTAATGAACATGAGAACCTACAATAGCGGTGGGGGATCATTACAACTTTATGTACCATATTCTCCAACTTACGGTGGAACAGGTCTTCAGGCAAGATTTAGTAATTATGATGTTTCTTCAGGAAACTCTTGGACTTCATGGAAGACTTTACTTGCAAGTGATAATTATAACTCCTACGCTCCAACACTCACAGGAACAGGTGCATCAGGTTCTTGGGGTATTAGTGTTACTGGGTCTTCCACTTCTTGTTCTGGTAATGCTGCTACTGCAACCACTGCAAACGCTACCGCTACAGGGAATAGTTTCCAGATGGCGTCTCTAGGGGTGGGCACCGCCGCTTCGGGCACCGCGGGGGAAATCCGTGCCACCAACAACGTGACTGCGTATTATTCGGATGACCGGCTTAAAGACCGCGGGGCTAATATCCAAGACGCGCTGGATAAAGTCTGCCGCCTATCGGGGTTCCACTACACGGCCAATGCGACCGCTCAGGCGCTAGGGTACAAGCCCATACCGGAGATCGGGGTTTCTGCGCAGGAAGTGCAGGCGATATTCCCAGAAGTTGTTGCTCCCGCACCTATTGATGACAAGTACCTTACGGTACGGTATGAGCGGCTGGTGCCACTTCTTATCGAGGCCATTAAAGAGCTACGCGCAGAACTCCGCGCACTTAAAGGGCTATAATGTTCGGTACCAGCGCGTTTGCGGCGAGTACATTTGCGGGGACATCGCAGGGTACGGTTAACGCGTCCGCGCAGGTTGTTGGTATAGTAGCTACGGGTTCCGCGGGGTACTCTAGCTTTATCGGTATCGCTAATACGTACAGCACGGGCGTGCTTGGCATGTCCGCTGCTGGTGTAGTAACTCCTAGCGCGGCGGCTGATACTGGTGTATTTGGTGTGGCTACCAGCGCGTATCTGGGGGGTATTGATCTATCGACTAATAATAACCTTAGCGTATTGGGTGTGGTGTCCACGGGCGCCACGGGGTCGTTGGCGGTTGATGCAGCGGCATCTATCTACCCGGCTGGGGGCTTAGCTACCGCTGCTCTCGGCAACGCTAGTACACAGTCACACAACTACATCAGCGTCACAGGATTCGGTACGGTTAGCACACTAGGCGCGGCCATAACACAAGCAAATGCGAATATACTGCCGACTGGCCAGCTTATTAGCAGCTCGTTGGGCACTGTTAGTATGGTTGGTACGGGAAATATATACGTAGTTGGCTCGGTTGCTAGTATCGGCGTTGGTTTTGCGCTAGTATGGGGCAACGTTGATGATTCCCAGACTGCGGTATGGGGCAACGTTGATGATTCCCAGACTGCGGTTTGGGTACCTATACCTAATTAGGAATTTATATGGACACTATTAGCACTGGCCCTCGTAGCGAGACTAAATTATCGTGTAGTTCCTGCGGGGCGGACATGTCCAGCGCTGTTAGCACGTGCCCTTCTTGTGGGGTTCCGCTAGTCATATCAGAGAGTGTTACTGTATTCGTTGAACCTCTGCCCGCAGCAGAGGGGCAGATGTTATAGACACTGCGCAGACACCGGCGTGGGTACTTTTAGCAGCTTAGGAGCGTTATGATTACATTGCATGAATCAAGTCTGACAGATACCGGGATCGACTCGAAGCATGAAGTGGCGCAAGTGTGTAAAGCTTGCGGGTACGACCTTACGGCTGAGGAGCTGGAAGCTGCCGTGTGCGCCGACTGCGGCGCGCCTCTGGAAGTGGCTCAGAATGTAAGTATTTATGCAACAACGTTACCCGCCGCTAGCGGGTTGACCCTAGGATAATAAAATGGCTACCTCGTATACACCCATACTGCGTCTCGCCCTCCCCGCTAATGGAGAACTCTCTGGTACCTGGGGCAATGTGGTTAACGCCAATATCACCTCTATGGTTGAGGAAGCCGTAACAGGTCTAGCGTCTATATCCACATGGGTTTCCAACGCCTACACGCTAACCCAAGGGAACGGTGTAACCGCTACCTCACGATGCCTGATGCTCGACCTTAACGGCACAATAACTGCCGCGGGCACGCTGACTATCCCTGCGGCGTTCAAAAAGTTCTACATCGTGCGTAACGGCACCACAGGAGGCTTCGCGGTTGCGGTAGGCATGGCTACGGGCACTACGGTGTCGGTACCTAATGGCGCGACTATGCTGGTATACGCGGATGGAACTAACACAAAGCCGGCAGGTGTAGGGATCACTTCAGCTAATGCAACCACGCTCACAACCACTGCGGCGACCAATGTCACGCTACCTACAACAGGTACGCTGGCTACTCTGGCGGGTGCTGAGACGCTGACTAATAAAACGCTGACGGCCCCAGTGCTGGGCACGCCTGCATCTGGCACTCTCACTAACTGTACGGGCCTGCCTAATGGCGGCACTACAGCTACATCGGCTAATACAGCTTCAGCGATTGTCGCTCGTGATGCTTCCGGTAACTTCGCCGCTGGGACTGTCACGGCGGCGCTAAGTGGTAACGCTACTACAGCAACTAATGTAGCCTACTCCGGTTTGACCGGCACAGTGCCTACATGGAACCAGAACACAACGGGCACTGCTACAACTGCAGGAGCAATATCGGTAGCGGGTGGCTGGGCCGTGACCCCAAGCGGTACTAATCTCTATTTTGCATATAATGGCGTCAATATGGGCAAGTTAGATTCATCGGGTAACTTCACTGTTATCGGTAACGTAACAGCTTACGGGACGGTGTAATTATGGCATTACCAGCTAGCGGCGCAATATCAATGGGGCAGGTTAACACCGAATTAGGGTTATCTGCCACGGCTACAATCACGCTGAATGACGCGGCAGTCCGCACCTTATTTGGAATTGCATCCGGCACTATTGATATGAATAGTGGGCATGGTAAGGCTAATACGTTCCAGTTTACTCAAACTATTACAACTAATACGGCCAACTACAATATAAGAGCCTCAGCGGTAGCAGCAGGGTGGGACCAAGTAAAGCCCCTAGCTGCAACTATCACCATAAATTCAGGGGTGTACCTATATTCTACTTCTACATCCACTCCAGCGTTAGCCACGGGGGTTACGTTCCCTGCGGGTTCGACATTCCTCGTAATAAATAATGGGGCGATATATGGTAAAGCTGGCGCAGGAGCTGCGGCCAACAGCACGAACGGCTGTGGTGCCCCGGCAACTGGATTCGCTGGAGGAGCTGCGGGACCTGCAGTGTCCATAAATAGCAATATATCTATCACCAATAACGCAAATATCTCCGGGGGTGGCGGGGGTGGTGGTGGAGGTGGAGGCGCCGCCAGCCAGTTTGGCATTGCTTATGCTAGTGGGGGGCCTGGAGGTAATGGCCGCGATCAGAACGCCGCGACAGCGGGCGGAGCCGGTCCCGCTTGTCGAGGTTTCTACGATACTGAGGTCCCTTGTATGGGAGCATACGGCCACTATGCTTATCCTGGATCGGGAGGAACAGGAGGGGGTTGGGGGGCCGCTGGAGCTGCAGGCAATAGTGGAAATGGGGATTCATGCTCCTCACCCGGGGGCGCGGGCGGCGCGGCGGGGAAATGCGTCGCCTTAAACGGGTTTACTGTAACCTGGAACGTAATTGGCACCCGTAATGGGGCCGTATCTTAGGGGGATTTATAATGACTGTATCAAATATACGTTACGAATTGTGGGATGACCTAAACCAAAAATCGATAATTAGTGATTCCTTTAGCTATATGCAGGAGGCCCGGAGCACGCTACTAGCTTTACACATGGCTTTGGTAAAACGGAACCTAGTAATAGTTGCTTTAGTGGAAGAGCGGAGCATGGCAGATGGTTCCAGTGTGTATATTACACGTAACATCGATGAGCAAGGTGTCATGGTGATGGACAATGTGGCTAGTAGCATACCCATTGATACCACAGTATCGAGCATTTAGTGGGGGCTGAGAGATTATTCGTCGCTGGGCGGGTAGAGACTACCTCGGGTTACTGCGGGGTTCTAGTAGTCCTTGAGGGTACAACCCCCCGTATGGTGGCTAAAGCCAGCGATGCCTCTATATACGGGATAGTACCTATATGGGGGGGATACGCTGTAAGCGTAATATCCCACGACACAACTAAGGGCCTAAATAGAATAGTACGATTGGCGAGCGACCTAACTGTCATGGATAATGTGATTCTTCCAGATGATGCTAACCCGCACGGGATGTACGAATCTGAGGGGGAGTTGGTAGTGATAGCCACAGGGCTGGACATATTGTACGGCGTAACAAGAGATTTAAAGGTTTATATCAGAGAAAGGTTTGGTCTTGGATCCAACCGTCGCCTGCACCGCAACGACTCTGTGGTATTTACGGGGGGTCGAATATACACTCAGTTCACAACACAGGCAGACGGGTTGTGGGATATGGATTGTATACACAAGAATAGGACCGGTGACAAAGCACAAGGTGTTGCTACTATTGGTTCAGAGGTGGTAATGGATGACCTTATGAAACCGCATTCCCCGGTATTGGTGGGAGATATGCTATATGTATGCGACTCGGGTAGGGGGGCTGTGCGGTCCGAACAAGGGCGCGTATTTATGGAACCCGCCACGTGGACGCGTGGCATGTGCTTCCAC